AGTAATAGGAGAAAGTGAATGGAGAAGTGGTAGTATGACTCCTAAAGTATTAGCAGCATGGATGATAGGGCAGTTGATTTGAATGGAGTTCGATGACTATCAAATGCAAGCAAAGAGATTTGCGATATACCCTGTTGATATGAATATCATCTATCCCGCTTTAGGTCTATGTGGTGAAAGTGGTGAAGTCGCTGAAAAGATAAAGAAAATCATTCGTGATGACGGCTTCATAAAAACTATGATGACAAAGCAACCTAGATTGTATGCCTATCCACATAAGATAGAAAGGGAGATAGGAGATGTCCTATGGTATCTATCTAATCTTGCGAGTGATTTAGGTTTGAGTCTAAGCCTAATAGCAGAAAACAACATAAAAAAATTAGAAGATAGAAAGGAAAGAAATGTAATAAAAGGAGAAGGTGATGATAGATGAAGATAAGAATACCGAAAGAAATGTATGATAAGATAAGTGATTATGCTTTAGAGAATGATATAACATTCGATGAGGCTTTATTGCGTTGTTTCAGAATGGATGAACCACAGAGAAATTGGACACCACTGCAACAACAACAGATGGAGAGTGACGATGTATGAGTACCATAATGTCACTAGAGAATAGTAGACAGACAACTTTAGATGAGTTCGGATTTGTTTTTGAGTGATAAAATGAAGTGGTCTGAATACTTTGAAAGAAAGAAAAAATACAAAATGAAAAGAAAACATTGGAGATGAAAAAAATGGAAGAAAAAGTAAATATGGAAATAGCCAAGGCTGCTGAAGTCTTGGGAATGCAGGTTTCTGAAACAGAAACAAAATATATGGAGATATGTGAGGCAAACAATCTTCAACCAGAAGAAGATTGGGCCTTGGCCCTATCTTTGTTTAGACAATGGTTCAGTGGAACCTTTGCCTATAAAGACGCACCAAAGCAACAATCTAGTGGTAATTCACTAGTGAAGAAAGCATCTGGGTATTTCATATCCCTAGATGCCCCTAGAGACATGGCTAAAATGCAAAACGAGAGAATTAAGAATGAGTATCTTAGAGATGCTGATACTACATTCTCTCTAGGTAAAGTAGCAGTTGTTCTAGAGAGCAACGGTGGCTATGAAATCAGTAGGATGCACAAGGGGGATGAGCAGACTAAGATTGTGGTTGAGTTACCTTCTAACTCTCATGAGATAGAGGTAGGTAAATGGATTGTGCCGTTAGATAGCATACAGCAGTATTCTAGCGGCCCTAATGCCAATTATGGTAGGCCACTACCTTCTGAGCAATTTAGGCTCGCAGGAGTGTTTATTGGGAGTGTTGACGGCAATGAGGGTCTTTACTACTTCTCCTACAAAGGAGATGGTTGTAAGACATTCAATCCACAGACCTTCCACTTTGTTCACTTTGACTGTATTCCAGACAGTAATAATGCTGACAGGATTTATGGTTTCAAGATGGGAACAATGGAGAGTCTAGTGTATAACGCTGATTTGTCTGATGATGACCCATTGAGGACAGAAAACCCAAGTGTGACTGACATACAGAATCACATGATGGAGACTGCTGGTGGTCACTATTGCAGTCTATCTGACATTGCTAGACATCATGCTGAATCTGAAGGAAAGCCATATGCACAAAGATTTGTAATTACAGATGGTTCTGTATCTAGTGTCAACATGACACCAAACAGCATAGGAACTAGAAGGATAACCGTAAGCGATTTGAATTCTGATTTCGACTATGATGGTGGTTCATGGGCGGGAACAACCTGTTGGATTCCTGCCAACATTGACATTGACTTTGGTATTGGTTCATCATTGGTTCTTGTTGGTAGAACATCACAAGGAAGAAACCAAGATGGTGGACCCGGTGATATTACGATAAACGTTAGTGGTGTTTTATGCACTGAGAACCGTGGAGTCGTAGCAGAACCATACGAGTCAACAGAAGAAGACATTGATTGGTTCTGATACCAGTCTCTTCCTATCGGTAGTAGTGTCCGACAAAGGGGTGCAAAGCCCCTAAAAAGGTGATAAAATGAATAGTATGTTTAAAATTGAAAACGGAATAATACATGGTGGTAGTTATGCTACTATGTTAAGGACAGTCGAGTTCATTACATGGAGAATGAATGCAGACACAGGCGAGTATTGGATGAAGTTCCACTTGCCATCAAATAAAGAAATAAGAATAAAGGTCAATCTAGAAGACCTACGCACAATAATTAACGAATGGGCGGAATATGAATTGAAATTAGAATTAGGTGATGCAAATGAGTTGGACTACTGAAAACAAAGGAAACGCAGTGAGTAATGAAAAGATATCGAAGGCAGAAGATGTTGACTTCGGTAAAGAGCAAGAGGCATGGAACAAGGCATATGCTCAGAAGTTCTTGAAGAAGAAGGAAGATAATAGAGCAAGATTGGTATTGGGTATATGGGGTAAGCCAAAGACAGGTAAGACAGGTCTATCTCTAGATTTTCCTAATAGGCAGATATACGTCCTTGATTGGGATAGAGGTGTTGAATCCACATGGAGAGAACACCACGATTCTACTGATAGGATTCAAATCCATTGTCCTATCAACAGGGATAAGAGGAACATAATAGACATCAACAAGTCTGAGAAGGAGTCTTTGATGTTCATCAACATGGTTAGACAAAGAATACTAGAGGGAGAGAAGCCTGTCTTTGTATTCGATGGCGTTGATACTTACTTCAATTCCTGTCTACTGAAGGTTAACAATGACCCAACGAAGGTCACTAAAGTAATGCCTTGGCAATATGGTGAAAGAAACAAGACCTTCAATTTCATGATGGAAGCAGTGTATTCCTTGGATTGCGATGTGATATACATCACGCATGAGAAGGAACAATACATTGACAATACTGTTGTTGGCTTTATCCCCGCTTGGCAAGATTGGGGCGGTAAACTAGAACAGGAAATACGATGTTATAGTAGAGAGGACAAAGGCGAATTGAAGTATTTTGCTAAACTAATTGGTAGTAGAACCAAAGGAAACCTAGTTGGAACTACGTGGACGACGAGGGATGGTAAGCCACCTAACGTAGTTTGGCATGGTATTACTGAACTACGAGATGGTGCAATATGAATGTTAAATTTACAGTGAATAGAAAAGAGTTTGATTCTGCGTTGAATGCAGTTACTTTGAAGGGCAAGTATAAGAATGCTCATACTTCAAAGTTAGCAGCCATAAGCAATGATGTAGCCGGAGTGATAAGCAATGATGGCACAACATTGACCTTGGCTAATGCCAGCGATACTATGGCAGCAATGTGCAATGTTGGTATTACTGACATAGTGACAAAGAGTGAGCAGTCTATGTTCATTTTTGAGGTTGAGAGGATATTGAAGTATCTGAAGACCTTCAAGGACGATGATATGTATATTACTATTACAGCGTCAAACGTTATCTTGAAAACTTCGTCACAAAGAGCGCAGATACCATTGCTTGTAGAGCATTCTGGTATGGCTGCTATTAGTAGAATATTTGGCATGAGAGTGGATGTAGAAGGAGATGAGTTTCCTACGTTTGGTAGGACTACCTTTGAGACAAAAGTAACAGTGCAAGGAGATGCTTTAGCCAATGCTATCAAGAACTGTGGTATTGTAGGAACTGCTACTTACAGGATTAACTTTGAGGATGGTGAGTTGACTGCCTCTTCTGTGAACTTCCATCAGACTGAGAAGTATAAAGTGAACATACCAATCATTCTAGGAGAAGGAGAAAACTCCACACTTGAGGTATCTGCACCACTAGACAAGTTCTGTTCCGGTACTATGTATCTGTATATGAAAGACGATGCACCCATACTATTGTGTGGTGTAGATAGAAAATTAATAGTAGCACCCTATATTAGAGGATGATTCAATGATAATTAGTGCGATAGACAATGCGAATATGTTTGTTCTTAGATGGAGAGATGAGAACAACAATAGATTAGAGTCGAATGTAAGTTATGCGGATTTCAATCCGTATTTCTACATTCTGGCAAATGAGAATGAAAGGCAAGGAGTCAACATTACAGAATACGTCAATGGTAGGAAGGATTCGTTTAGAATCAATCTAAGTTATACTGTTGATGGTTCTGTATCTCTTGATGGTAGGGCTTTGAAGAAAGTTACTTGGAGTCCACCAAAACCAAACTACGTTAGGGAACTGCGTAAGCAATGGAATGAAACCTTTGAGGCAGACGTTCCCTTTCATTATCGGTATGCAATTGACAGATTAACATCACTTCCAGAATACAGACTTAGGAAGTTTTACTGGGATTTAGAGTGGCAACAGCGTGGTAAGTATAACGGTGCTATTACTTGTATTTCCTATTATGATAACTATACTAAGAAATCTAATGTATATTGGTGGCAACCAGATTCAATCAATAGAAAGATTAGAGGACATTCAAAGCCCTATGATTCTGAGAAGAGTATGCTTTTTGCATTCGTCAAGGAGATTACGGAAAAAGACCCGGATATGCTTATTGCTTGGTTTGGTTCAAAGTTCGATTTGCCTAAGTTAATTGAGAGATTACATGCCAATGATATAGACCCAAGACTTCTATCTCCTTACAATGATGTCAAGGGAGTGTATTATTCTGGTGGCATAAAACTCAGTAAGGCAGTCAATTCCTATACTCCTATCGAGCAACCGATTAGAGGAAGGTTGATTCTTAATCTAGACTTGGCGTTTGAGAGACAATGGAATGATGCTCAAAGGGGAACATTACCCTCATTGGCATTGGACTATGTTTCTGAGAATGTCCTTGGTGAGAAGAAACTAGTCAGTGATAGGTTTCCAGACAAGAATCAGTTCTTTCAAAGAGGATGGTTAGAAGATACTCAAAACTATCTAGACTATGCTAGAAAGGACGTTGACTTGATTGTTAGATTGGATGAAGAAAACTATACTTCTGAGGCAATCATATCACTTCAGCGTTTGATTGTTGCACCATTCGATGCATGTTTCTATGCATCAAACATGGGTGGAATATACTTCATGCGTAATGCTACTTGGAAGGCTCCAACAGGAGACAAAGAAGGTGACAGGGTGGAGTATGAGGGTGCTATGATTTACAACCCGGAGACAGAAGGAACCAATGGTTTGCATCTAGGTGTTGCTGCATTTGATTTTGCAGGGCTATATCCTAGTATGATGATTGCCCGTAATATATCATGGGAGACTAAATCAAAGGAACCAACTGAGTTTGGTGTGAACGTCCTGATACCAAGAGATTTCAGTCCTGTCAAGTTTGAAGACTGGAAATATTACAGGACGGATGAATTGGGCCTTCTGCCAAAGGCAGTATTAGACCTAAAGAAACTAAGGACGGAATACAAGAAGAGAATGTATAACGCAAAAGACCCTGCTGAATATGCTAAGTGGAACAACAACCAATTAGCAGTTAAGAGACTGATGGCTTCATTCTATGGAGTGGTTGGGTATCAAGGATTTGGTTGGGCTGATGTTGATTTGGCTGCTAGTATAACTGCTAGTGCTAGAGAAGCAATTAGGGAAGCGGCTTTCAAGGTGATGGAGTTATGATGAATGTCGTCAGTTTCAGTATAATTGTATTGTATGTTTCCGCTATGAGCGTTATCCTGTATCGCTTTCTGTTTGGTGATTAGAATGAATAGGGAAGATAAGATATTTTATGGAAGAATGAGTTTCTATATATCCGGCACGATTGCGTTTGTATTGAATTCTATTATCGTAGGAGTGTGCTA